CGAAACAAAACCACAACGTAAGACTCCACCTAAAAAGAAAAAATAGAGGCTAAATGGCTTTTAAACTCTCAAAACAAGAAATTGTTAAGGAGATTGTGAAATGCGGGAAGGATCCACAATTCTTCATTGATAACTATTGCCTAATTTCACATCCTCTTCGAGGCCTCATCCCTTTCAAAACCTTCGATTATCAGAAAGACCTGCTTAAGGACTTCAATGATTATCGATTTAATATTATATTAAAAGCCAGACAACTTGGTATCTCCACAATCTCAGCGGGATACATTGTCTGGTTTATGCTTTTTCACCGAGATAAGAACATCCTTGTAATTGCTACCAAATTTGGAACAGCAGCAAACTTAGTGAAAAAAGTTAAAGCAATTATGAAGCACCTTCCGGAATGGATCAAAATTTCAAAGATCATCACGGATAACAAAACTTCATTTGAATTATCAAATGGTTCACAGATTAAAGCCGGAACCACTTCTGGAGACGCTGGTCGTTCGGAAGCATTATCATTGCTCGTTATAGACGAAGCAGCACACGTTGACGGCCTTGAAGATCTGTGGACGGGTCTTTACCCTACCTTGTCAACAGGAGGGCGCTGCATAGCCTTATCGACCCCTAATGGGGTGGGAAATTGGTTCCACAAGACTTATGTTGATTCTGATGCTGGTGAGAACGATTTTCATCCCATCAATTTACCTTGGGCTGTTCATCCGGAAAGAGATCAAGAATGGTTTGTAAAAGAAACCAAGAATATGTCTCGAAGACAAATTGCGCAAGAGTTAGAGTGTAACTTTAATACTTCCGGGGAGACTGTTATCCATCCGGATGATATGCAATGGCTATTCGAAAATACAAGAGATCCACTTTATAAAACCGGATATGATCGCAATTTTTGGATTTGGGAAAAGTTTATACCTGAGGTTCCATATCTATTGACAGCAGACGTTGCCAGAGGTGATGGAGCTGATTTTTCTGTTTTTCATATCATACGTTTAGATACAATGGAGATTGTAGCAGAATATCAAGGAAAGCCAAGCTTAGATCTTTATTCGAATATTTTAAATGAGACCGGCCGTGAATATGGTAATTGCTTATTGGTCGTCGAAAACAATGGCATCGGCATTTCTGTGTTGGAAAAATTAAATGATTTGGGATATCCTAAGATATACTACTCTATCAAATCTACCCACGAATATGTTGAGTCTTATTTGGGCGAAAACAACAGCAGAGCGGTTATGGGCTTCACCACTAGTACCAAAACTAGGCCTTTAATTGTTGCTAAATTGGAAGAGTATGTTCGAAATAAACTAATTAAAGTAAACTCTAGTAGGATTTTTCATGAATTTAAAACTTTTATTTGGTATAATGGAAAGCCACAAGCAATGCGATCATATAATGATGACCTCGTTATGGCCCTGGCTATTGCTTGCTGGGTTCGTGACACAGCGTTGCAAGAAAACCACAGAGATGTGGAGTATAAAAAAGCTATGTTAAGTGGCATACAGAGATCATCCACCACCATGAACACTCAGATTAAGGGTCAAATAGGATACGAAAAAGATAATAATAAACCAAGTGAAGAAGAAATGAAAAAAATGAAAGAATTTTTTTGGATATACAAAGGATAAAAAATGGCACGAAACGATAGAAACCCCTATAACAACCAGAATAGTCTGTTTAAGTCTCTTACTAGACTTTTTTCAGGACCTATTACTAACCGTAGAACACAAACTGGAAGACAGCTCAGAAGAAGACAGTTGGACAAGTACGCTTTGAGATTTAAATCAGCATCTGGTTTACAATTTAAAAAATCAGAATACAACCCAATGAACTTAACGGCCATTAATGCCATATCCAATCGGGCTCGATCCGAAAGATATGTTGATTTTGACCAAATGGAATATACTCCGGAAATTGCATCTTCATTAGATATATACGCCGATGAAATGACAACTCATTCTAAATTAACTCCCATGTTGGATATTAAATGTCCCAACGAAGAGATTAAATACATACTTCATTCCTTGTATTACGACACCTTGAATATTTCATCCAATCTATTCGGCTGGGCAAGAACCATGTGTAAATATGGAGAATTTTTTATGTATATGGATATCGAAGAAGGAGAGGGTATTCGTAATGTAATAGGATTACCTCCCCAAGAAGTTGAAAGATTGGAAGGAGAAGACCCTACAAACCCAAATTATGTTCAATACCAATGGAATTCGGCTGGGATGACTTTAGAAAATTGGCAAGTTGCCCACTTTAGAGTCTTGGGGAATGATAAGTATGCTCCCTATGGAACCTCAGTCCTTGAACCAGCCCGTCGTATTTGGCGACAATTGATATTGTTGGAAGATGCAATGATGGCATATCGAATTATTCGAGCAACTGATCGAAGGATTTTTAAAATTGACGTAGGAGGGATTGCCCCACAAGATGTAGAGCAATATATGCAAAAAATTATGACTCAAATGAAGAGACATCAGGTGGTAAACCCTGAAAGCGGACGTGTAGACTTGCGCTATAACCCTCTTTCGATTGAAGAGGACTATTTCATCCCAATCAGAGGCGGACAATCCTCTACGGACATCGTCAACCTCCCCGGAGGACAATTCACAGCTGCAATTGAAGACGTAAAATATTTGAGAGATAAACTGTTTTCTGCTTTGAAAGTGCCACAGTCTTATTTATCTATGGGAGAAGGAGCTACTGAGGACAAAACCACTCTCGCTCAAAAAGATATTCGCTTCGCAAGAACAATTCAGAGATTACAGAGAGTAGTAATAGCAGAGTTAGAAAAAATTGGAATTATTCACTTATTTACTTTAGGTTTTCGAGGAGACGATCTTTTAAGTTTCGACCTCAGCCTCAATAATCCCAGTAAAATAGCAGAAATGCAAGAATTGGAACATTGGAAAACTAAATTTGATATTGCAGCAGCTGCTACAGCAGGTTATTTCTCTAAGAGATGGGTCTCCCAGCACCTTCTGGGTCTTTCAGAAGATGAATATGTTCGTATGGAGCGGGAAATGTTCTATGATGCGAAATACAGTGCTCAATTGGAAGCTATCGCAAACCCAGATGCTGGTGGTGACCTTGGTGGTGACCTCGGCGGAGATCTCGATGGAGACCTCGGTGGCGATTTGGATAGTGATTTGGATCTCGGTGGTGATTTGGATAGTGATTTGGATCTTGGCGGAGACGACGAAGACGAAGTATTACTAGCTGAACCTCCTGCTAAGCGTGATGACGATAGTCGACCTAAGAAGCGAGGAAAATATAAAAGACACCAGCATTCTTATCGTAAAGGCGGACGACGGAAACAAATGAAAAATATAGCTACAGGTGAAATCGGAACATTGCGCAAGACTTTCCCCGGGAAAGTTGGCTTTGGAGGGCTTGACTCTCTGGCCCGTGGGATGATGGAAGAACAAAAATCTGATATTTTAGAGGAAAGAAAACTATTTACTACTGATTTTGAGGTCAAATCCTTAATCGAATCACTTAAGAAGGCAGATCCAGATGAAACATAATAAGAAAAGAAACACCGCTTTTCTTTACGAGTGCTTGATAAAAGAATTAACAAAAGCAATCGTTCGTGGAGATAAAGAAAGACAAACAATTACAAAGAAAGTTATTAAAGAATTTTTTAATAAAAACAGTGAGTTGCGACAAGAATTGAGTCTTTACAATTCTTTACTTGACAGTAAGGATTTAAATGAATCTTTCTCTCGGCGGCTCCTTGAAGAGACGAAAAAAGATTTTTACGGCCTTAATAGAAAAAGAATATTCAATGCGCAGACTAAACTTATTAACATAATGAATAAGAGTATGGGAAGTGGAGTGTTTTCAAATTTCATTCCGAACTACAAAGACCTTGCTTCTGTTGGTTTATATTTTCAAAACCAGCAACTTACTGCTAAAAAACGCATTATGCTTGAGGAAAATTTGATTAAATTTTTAGGACGCAAAGAAAAGGTTTTAACCGAGATGAAACATTTGGACAATTTAGAATATAAAACGTTTGTTAACAAATTTAATAATGCATATGACAGAACATTGCAGAAGGAACAGAAAGATCTTTTAACAAATTATATCGTTTCTTTTTCCGATAACGGAATTGGTTTAAAAAGTTTTTTAAATGAAGAAATTGGAAGGCTCAAGAACACCGTGAAGCAGCACATCGTAGAGAACACCTCGGGGCCAAATATTGAAAATTTTAAAAAAGTTAAGCAAAAGCTGGATGAGTATGCACAAACCCCTATAAATCAACAGATGATTGAGGAGATTTTTTATATTCAAGATTTGTTATCGGAGGTCTTAAAGAATGGCAATTAACGTATCAATAGGTTCCGAAGAAGTCGAGGCTCCCTTAGAAGGCCCCACCAAATCCCCTGATATAAAGGTCGAATTTAAAGGCCCAGAAAAAGACACTCTAGACTTCGAGCTGAAACTGAGATCAGCACTAAATGGTGATTTAATGATTTTAGATCATAAAGATATAGATATTATCATTCAGAGAACAAACAATAAAGTATTAACTGTTGCGAAAGATATGATAACAGATGCTGTTTATGGAGCGGAGTCTCGCTTGTTAGAGTATCTTCGAAGAAAAGGTATTATTGAATATGATTCCATTCAAGGAGGGAATATATACGGCTCTTTGGAAGGAAAAATTATGGAAGCTAAAGAAGCAGACGCAATAAAAGCAACGATCTTAAATATATCAGAATGGATGAAGACGGAAGAGCCTTATATAAAAGGAACAACAGCTTATGAACAAATGGAAGATGATTTGTTGTTAGAACCAGATAATTTTGATTCTACAGATTTAGGACAAGTCCCGCAGGCTTCAGAGAAAGGATCAATAGAGCAGGGCTCTATCTTTGCTCCTTATATTTATGGACGCTACACATATTAGAGGAATTTGTGAATATATTAAATTTTATTCTTGTCTCTTATGGCATGACTTTTATAATCGTTTATGGTAAAATTTTTGAGAGTATAAGGCCAAAAAAAGATTATTCTAAAAAATGGAATACTTTATTTCATTGCCCGTTGTGTATGGGTTTCTGGTGTTCTATGTTTTTGTTTTGCATAAACGACTATACAGAACTATTTATATTTGAATATTCCCTAGGGAATGCGTTCTGCCTCTCTTGTTTGGGAGCTGGGACAACTTATTTGCTCTCCATGATCATTAATGATGATGGGCTAAGAGTATCATCAAGATCAGGAGGTGATTATGTTGATGATTAAACGATGGATGCTTCAACCGGTTCGTCGCTGCTGCAGCGGCTCCTGAAGCGCGCCGGTAACGCCGGCAATTAATTTATTTTGAGGAAATAATGTCTAAAACTTTATTGCGAGAATTCCATGCACTTTGTGAAGGCGGTATTTGTCAGGACCTTTTGACCGAAAGGGAAAAAAGAGAATCCGCAAATGGTGTCTTATATCTTTCAGGGCGCATCCAGACTGCTGATAAACAAAATGGAAACGGTCGAGTTTATCCTTACGAAGTCTTGAAAAGAGAAATGGATAATTACATGAAGGTTGTTGAAGATATGAGAGCCTGTGGGGAATTAGATCATCCTGATGATTCAGTTGTGAATCTTAAAAATGTTTCTCACGTGATAACTGATGTCTGGTGGGAAGGAAAAGATGTTATGGGGAAAATCAAAGTTCTTGATACACCTTCTGGTAGAATCTTAAAAGATTTAGTTAATGCCGGTGTAAAACTAGGGATCTCCTCAAGAGGCCTGGGTTCTGTTAAAGAAGGTATAGGTGGCACTGTTACTGTTGAAAGCGATTTTCAATTGATATGTTTTGATATGGTTTCGGAACCTTCAACTCCCAATGCTTATGTTTTTCCCAAAGGTCAAAGTAATGTTTCATCGCGCTTGCGCGAAGTAAAAGAAAACAGTATTAAAGATCTCTTTAAAAAAATCCTAGGAGATTAAATGAACAAAATACAATTAACCAAAATACTTAAGCCTTTGATTAAAGAGTGTATTAAAGAAGTGATCTTCGAAGAGGGCACTTTATCGACAATTATATCAGAAGTTGTAAAAGGCACAGGCGGCACCGTGATGAACGAAAGGCAACAAAGATCTCCCACTCCCCCGGATAGGCTTGAAACCTCAATAGAAGCGAACAAGCGCCGGAACAAAATGATAAAAGAGCAGAAACAAAAAATGCTCGATGCGATAGGAAAGGATGCCTACAACGGAATAGATCTTTTCGAAGGAACAACTCCAATGAATCACAAAGCAGACAATACAATGTCCCCCTCCGGAGCCAAGCCTTTAGATGGCATTTCTCCTAACGACCCAGGAGTAGATATAGCGAATTTCGGATTACCTCAAGGGGTCTGGAAAAAATTGGCGGGAAATTAAATGGCTACCAATCACATTTCTAAGCCTCGAAAAAACGAGGATCCCAATAGGTTTGTTAAAAGATTTATTAAAAAATGCAAAAAGATGGGTATCTTAGACGAATTTAAAGACAAATCCAGATATACCAAAAAGTCTGTTAAACGTCGGTTAGCTAAAAAGCGAGCAATCGCTAGACAGAAAAAGAAAGATCGCAACCGCCTCGGGCGTGAAAAGTAATCACTAATACTAGTTAGGAAGTAGGAGAATAAAAAATGAGTTTAAGTAATGTATATACAACAGGGCTCCAAAACGTCGGGTCGTATCAAGTCAGCGGTGTGCCATTTGCCACAGGCAGTATAAATGTGAGTTCCTCCGCTGTCGATCCTAAGAATAAGGCTTTGAAGATATCATTTCCAACAGTTACTAAGTGGGTTCAGGTTTTTAACCACGACCCGGCGGAATTTTTGTATGTGGGCTTTTCCAGAGATGGACTTGTGGGCAATATAGATGGTGGTGGATATACTAATAATTACCACTTCAAACTCCCCAAAGCCACTGTTAATCAAACCTTAGGTGCAAATGGTAATGGTTGGGTCTCAACCGGTCAAATGGAATTGAAATTAACCGAAATTTGGCTTTCAGGCTCTTCTCAAGATGTTAGTGTGGTTGCTGGTTTAACTTATATTGATAATGCAAGAGTGCTTAATGCATCTCCATCTGGATCAAACTGGTCCGGGTCTGTTGGGGTAGGCTAGGAGGGTTAGCGTGTGGGCGAATTTGGCTGGGCTTATGTTGTAGGAACCATGGTCCAGGGCGTCTCTGGATCTGTCCAAACTGCTGAAGAAGGGCGACTTTCTGGAAGTAATGTTCTTGTATGGGAAGAAAACGACGGTAGTGGGTCTCTCCGACTCACCGGATCTCTTAACGTCTCTGGCGCAATCAACGCCAATGAATTAAACATTAATGTTGTCAACCGCGATGTTATCAACTTAACAGCAACGGGCTCCACTCACTTCGGAGACTCAACAGACGATATACACCAGTTTACGGGAAGTATATTACTTTCATCCTCCACAAATCCAATGCTAATTTATGGATTACAAACAGGAGCAGGAGGAAGCTCGGGACACTATCTGGCTCTTAATTCAGATAACCAAGTCGTTTTAACATCCTCAGTGACATCCGGTGGTGTAGGTTTAATTACGGAATATACAAATGCTGCTAACAATCGCGTAATTACTAGTATTGATTCAAGTGGTATTAACGCGGAGGCCAACTTCACATTCGATGGGTCCACATTAAGCGTTACTGGTGATCTTTCTGCCTCAGTGGGAATCTCCTCATCGGCTGGACAGTATACTCAATTAACGTCAAGCCAATTAAAGTCTACATCTATTACTGATGGTACAGCTACAATAACCGGAGGAAACGTCTCAGGAGTGGGAACCTTAACAGCCCAAAACCTTGGAGGAACTTTAACAACTGCAGCGCAAACAAATATTACATCACTAGGCACCCTCACCTCGCTTAACGTCGCTGGTAATGTATCTGCTTCTGCTCTTTATGTGGATCATGCATCTCAAAAAGTCGGCATCGGACGGAACGACCCTGTAAGAAAACTTGAGGTTTTAACAACAGATCCTCAATTGAGACTTTCATATACTGACTTTGAAATATTTAATACTGCTGATGTCTTTACCGATATTTATACCGACAGCAGTGGCCACCTCATTATGTCCGGAACTGGACAGCGAGTGGGAATTGGCACAACATCCCCCCGTGAGATGTTGGATGTAAACGGCAATGTTAACGTCTCTGGAAATTTAACGGTGACCGGGTCTTTACATGCTCAAGTGTCTGAATTTATTGTTTCCGCCAATAATATCACATTTGGAGACGCTGCTAGTGATTCTCTTACCTTTAATGCTTCCTCGGGATCAGTTCCGAACGGTTTGAATCTAGATTCCAACACTTGGGTGCTGGATAACACAAACAATAGAATTGGTATTGGAGTAGAGCATCCAGATTACACTCTAGATGTTGGAGGAAACATTGGGGTTGATGAATATATTTACCACAATGGAGATGATAACACCTATCTCAGATTCCAAGCAGATCAAGCCCATATAAAAGCCGGCGGGAAATCTATGATAAAAATGGATGAAGCCGGAGCAAGTTCTGTCATCCTACTTAATAAAGACAAAGATACTATAAATGTTGGTATAGGAACAGCAACACCAGAAACCGATCTACATGTTTCTGGAGCGGTAATTATTACAGAAAATTTAGCAGTCACGGGCAGCATCACAGGTAGTGCACTGACAGACGGCACAGCAGTGATAACTTCTGGGGACATAAGCAACGTTGGGACGCTAACTGCCACAACAGTCAACACTACGAATCTTGGGGGAACATTAACAACAGCCGCTCAACCTAATGTCACATCTCTGGGTACATTAACATCTCTTAATGTCAACGGTAATGTATCCGCCTCGGCACTCTATGTTAATCACGCAACGCAAAAGGTAGGTATAGGCAGAAATGACCCCGTTCGCAAGTTGGAAGTCCTAACAACAGATCCACAGTTAAGACTGTCGTATACCGACTTTGAAATATTTAATACTGCTGATATCTTTACAGATATATACACCAACGCTAGTGGGTATTTAATTATGTCCGGGACCGGAGGTAGAGTTGGCATCGGTACCACTACACCAAAAGCTATGCTAGATGTGAGCGGCAGCATGAATGTATCCGGAAATCTAACCATTACTGGTTCTTTACACGCAAATGTATCCGAATTTATTGTTTCCGCCAATAATATCACATTTGGAGATGCAGCAACTGACACTTTGATTTTTAATGCAGCTAGTGGAACAATTATAAATGGTCTAAATTTAGATGGAGATACGCTAGTGATCGATTCAGATCAAAATAGAGTCGGCATTGGCGTTGCTTCTCCGGCAGTAAAACTACATGTTCAAACCACAGGTCTTGATCAATTAAGATTAGCATATAACGACTCAAACTATAGTCTTTTAACAACAAAAGCTAACGGGGATCTGAACATAACTCCAACCGGCAACTATGTTTCGGCCTCTTCTGGTCTTGTTATTTCCGGATCTTCATTTCTAGGAACAGATTCGGTGCACCACACAATTGTATCAGGTGAACTCACAGCCTCTTCGGGTATTTCTTCTTCTTTGGGGCAATTCACAACTCTATCAGGAAGTGAAATTACGGATGGAACCGCGACTATACAAGGCGGCAATATGAGTGGTGTTGGGACCTTAACTGCTGTGAATCTTGGTGGCACTCTTACGACCGCTGCTCAAACAAACGTAACCTCTTTGGGAACCCTTACTGGTCTTAGTGTGGTCGGAGACATCTCAGCCTCTGCATTTTTTAATAAAAATTCTACGAAAAGAGTAGGTATGGGGGTAATTGACCCTGAAAAGAAATTGGAAATCTTAGATACCAATGGACAACTAAGACTAACTCATGCTCGTGCTGTTGGCTGGCCGTCGGCTGCGCCCCTAAAAGCAACTGATATTTATACAAATAGTGATGGTTACGCAATTTTATCTTCCTCCCATGCTAGATTTGGAATCCAGAACACGTCCCCGGCTGCCGTATTAGATGTTATAGGCGACACTATATTAGATGGTGGCTTAAAATTAACAGGATTATCAACAGGAACAGGAGTTACTAGTAAATATTTAGTGCTGGATTCTTCTAATAATGTGATTCTCACATCCTCAGCAGGCTCTGGCACTGGGAGCACCGAAATAAGATCACGCAGAGTAATTACGGGTAATACGACTTTAAGTGTTGATGATTATTATATTGGCGTGTCAGCCAGTAATGATCTGGCTATTACTTTGATCGATGCCGCTGTCATCCCAGATGGTCAAACCTTTACAATTAAAGATGAAAAAGGAAACGCAGATACATATAATCTACAAATAGTTGGATCAGGTTCTCAAACTATTGATGGCACTGGGAGCATTAGATTAGAGAGTCCTTATGGAGCCGTTAGTATTTATACCAATGGTGTTGATAAATATTTTATTTTCTAATATTGCTGGTTTCATAAGTGTAATTCCTTATTTCAAAAAATATTTATTTTTTTCACAGTTTTTTTGTCTATTTAGATACTACTTATCTATCGAGAGCGCCGGTGTGTCCGGCGTTCTGACGCTTCGGCGTCTATAAACATATATATTGGAGGATAATAATATGGCTTATAAATTTCAAGCAGGGCAATCAAACCTTAGTGGTGCCCTCGAACAACAAGGGGATGCGGTTTTAAAAGGTGCCGTAACTGTTGCAGATGCTCTTACCCCTGAGGCAGCAGACGGTGCTGCTCTTGGTTCTGCGACCCTTGAATGGTCTGACCTTTACTTGGCTGATGCAAGTGTGATCAACATGGGTGCTGACCAAGATGTAACAATTACTCACGTTGCTGACGCAGGTGTTCTTCTGAACTCTTCACGTCAATTCCAATTTGGTGATAGTGGAACCTATATTAATCAACCGGCTAATGCTAGGCTTAAAGCTTCGTCAGATGGTACATTTGAGATCGATGCTGCTACAACAGTTAAGATTGATTCTGATGCTGGTGATATTTCATTCGAAGATGGTGGTGTTGCACAACTTGCTATCGATATGGATGGAACGGCCGGAGAGATTATTATTCAGCAGAAAGTTGCTGGTGATGATCTTGTCTTCAAGGCAGAGGGCGGTGATGAAGTTCTTCGTCTTACGAGCGAAAACGATGTTGAAGTCAAGGATGATCTCTTGCTCAAGTCTGATGCGGCAGTTCTTAACTTTGGTGCAGACAGTGATGTCTCACTTACTCACGTTGCTGACACTGGACTTCTCTTAAACAGCTCTCGTCAGCTTCAATTTGGCGATTCTGCTACTTATATTGCACAGCAGGCTGACGGGCTCCTGAGCATTAATGGTGAGGCTGACATTGCCCTTAACGCTTCTGCTGAAGTTACTGTTGCTAATGATTTAACATTGCAAAGTGACGCAGGTATATTGGGT